CAGTTCTTTGACTGGATAATTAAAGAGGATATGGACACTAGGATAATGCTCGCTGGTATATGCGAAATATTACCTATTATGCTATTAACTTCATTAGAAGCTGACAAAGCTTTAAATACTATTGACCAACTTAAAGAATATATGTTAGAAATAACAGAAGACGATGATAGTATGCATAAACTTATGATGCAAGGTGTAGAAGGAACAGCGTAATGACTGATAATATATTAGATAAGATAGAGCTTGCGGATATATTTCACAAGGACCCTGAAGATCTGGAACAAGTGGATATTGACGCAATCATTGAGCACTATCGTTTAATGCGTATTAAGTTTGAAGAAGATCAGAAGACCAAAGCTGCAAAGAAGGCTGCAAAGAATGCGGCCAAGGACCCACTGGATATGGTGGCAAAGTGATCGATGCGGTAGACATATACGAAAAGTTCGATGGTAAGAAGCAAGTATGTTGGGACGCATCGTCCCTTGCCAACCTGCAATCCTGCCCTCGGTACTACCAGTATAATAACTTAGAAGGGTGGCGCAAGGAAGTGGACGCTACACCTGCGCTTACCTTTGGCTCGGCATTACACGCAGGGCTAGAGGTCTATGACATTGAGAGATTCAATGGTACGCCATCTAAGGAGTCACTGCGCCTTGCAATACCCGAAGCGCTTAAGGTTGGTAAGACATTAGAATTTTCAACAGACAAGCGGCGTACGCCAGAAACCTTAGTGCGTTCGCTCGTATGGTACGAGGAACAATTCCGTGACGATAGAATTGAAACGGCTACCCTTCCCGATGGATCACCCGCTATCGAAGTTAGATTTGAAGTGGACTTCCCAGGTGTCAAAGGGCGTAGAATTTCCGGTCGTATTGACAAGCTATGCTACCTTGATGGCGACCTCTACATCATGGACAGAAAGACAACCCATGCCACGGTGTCTAACTATTTCTTCGACAGGTTCAGCCCTAACATTCAAGTATCTGCGTACACTTGGGCATTACAAGAGTATTTTGGCATGCCTGTATCCGGATTTATTATCGAGGTGGCACAAACGGCTGTCGGTTTTACCCGGTTCGGGCGAAGTCTTATTACTCGTACCTCCGAAGTTCTGGACGAGTGGCTTAATGATACGAAGTTCTGGATCGAGCAGAATGATCACTTCCTCGCTAATGACTACTGGCCTCAAGATCAGACAGGCTGCATGAACTACGGCGGGTGCAAGTATCGTGAGGTGTGCAATCGTGCGCCTCGTGTACGTGAAGCATTCCTTGAGGATACTATGCGTGCCAGAGGCACAGCTAATAGCTCAGGACCAGCGGCTATCACTCACCCCATTGAGAAAGTAAAGGCAAAATTCGAATGAACAAGATTGTAAAGGAATACTGGTAAGGATACATAAATGACAACTATAGCTTTCGACGGTACGAGTATGGCGGCGGACTCCCTTACGCAAGACCTGGGCAAGACACGCTATATGACCAAGGTACACAAGATCGAGAACGCTTACATCTTTAACAAGGACATTCTATTTGGTGCGGCGGGTGACGTTCGTAACATCAAGCTGCTTTATGATTGGTTACTAAATGTTAATTCAGAACTAGATAGTAGAGAGGACCCTAACTTCCCGTCAGATAAGTTAGATGCTTTGCTGTGGGATGGCGAGCATCTATGGAATATAGATGCGGCTATGGTCTTACTTAAAATTGATACAGTACCTTGGGCAATAGGTTCAGGTGATATGTATTCGCTAGGTGCTATGTCTAAAGGTGCCAATGCAGAGGAAGCAGTCAGTACTGCCATGACATATGATGTAGGTACGGGAGGCTTAATAAAGTCATTGACTTTATATTAAAAATGTGCTACTATGCTTCTACAATAACAAGGGGGAGCAAGATGGTACGAATTATATTATTTTTAAGTGCGCTAGGAATAGCTGCACACATAGTAACTTACTAAGGAGACATGATGATGCCAGCATTTGCAGATCATTCAGTATCAAGTTTAACTAAGGCTCTAGTTGTTGGCGATTCAGGCGCGGGTAAGACCGGACTGCTTGCCACACTAGCCAATGGCGGATACAAGCTACGTATATTCGATTTCGACAATGGGCTTGACATTCTATCGTCATACCTAACGCCAGAAGGTGCAAAGAATGTGCACTTCGTAACACTACAGGATGACATGAGCAAGACACCTACGGCCTGGGCAGAGTTTAAGCGCATCCTAAACAGTGGGTGGAAGATCGGCGACGAGGACCTAGGTAAGGTGGAGTCGTGGGGGCAAGAAGAAGTTATAGTGGTTGACTCTATGACATTTCTTGGCGATGCAGCTAAGCACTTTGTTGCTGGCACTAAGAACAAACACAGTCATTCGCAATTAGAACTCCAAGAATGGGGCGAGGCGGCGCGGCTGACTGAGAACGTGATTGATTACTTAACTTCGGACAACATCAAGTGTAACTTATTAGTGACAAGTCACTTGCGTTATGTCGAAGGGGAGATGGGTGGCATCAAGGCATATCCTACCTGTGTAGGTGGAAAGCTGCCGACTACAATCTCTCGTTACTTTAATACAGTGATGAGAGCAGACGTATTACGTGGAGATAAGGGCAGGGTGCTAAGAACAGTGTCGGATCATAAGATGGATTTAAAGAACACAGCACCTAATATACTTGAAATAGAGCAAGAGTTTGACCTTGCCAAAATCTTTGACGCAGTACAAAGCAATGCAAAAAAATTGACAGCCAAAAAATAACTGTTGACTTTTGAAATTTTTTATGATAGACTGCAAAAATGTTGATCAACTATACAGGAGAAAAACAACATGACTGATGTTAGTAACTTTATGGATGCAAGTGCCTCGGACTTTGATGCACCGCAACCATTACCTAAAGGACGGTACAGCCTTACTGTACGCAACTATGAGTCAGGGGTAATCCCTAACGAAAAAGCTACACCATATGTAAAGGTACTGTTCGCAGTATCCGCATTGATAGATGGTGAAGCTACTCAAGACGAGATCAGTAGCGCAGGGGACGTAGAGAATATGTTCTGGATGACAGACAAATCTGCATACCGCACTAAAGAATGGCTTCGTGATATTGTGGGCTTAGACGTTGAAGATCGCCCCTTCCGTGAACTGTTCGAAGAAGCAATTGGCGCAACTGTAATTGCAGAGATTGACCATGAACTGCGCGGAAAGAACAAAGACTTCTTAGTTCCTGTAGTTACAGAATTTCTCGCCGCCTAAATAATTAGTAACAAAGACGTGAATTAACTTGGGGCGGCTGCGATTGTGGTCGTCCATTTTTTTAGGGGAGCGTTATGCGTATAATTTTATTTGTTCTTAAAATAGCAACTATTGCAGTAGTAATGATACTATTATCTGCACTATTGTCACACTTAATGAGTTAATTATGCCAGAGACATTAAAAGTAAGGGCGGACTGGCCCGCTAATCAATCTGAATGTACCATTGCCATTGTCGGGGATTACCCTGACGCTGACGCAGTAAGCAAGGGCCGCCCCTTTATAGGTAGGGTTGGGTGGATGCTCGATACATTACTTAAGGCCGCAGGCATTGACCGCAACCAATGCCTTTTGACCAATGTGTTTTCGGAGCGCCCCAACTCGGACGATCTACAGTTCAACTTCGCCAAAAAGCGCGAGGCTAAGAAGTTAGAAATCAAATCCCCATACAGTGCGCACTTCAACTATGGTGTTCTAAGGCCGGAGTTCGAGCCAGAACTTGTGCGCCTATACCGTGAGCTGTCGCGCGTACAACCTAACATCGTAATTGCATTAGGCGCAGTGGCTCTGTGGGCTATGACCGGACTATCCAAGATAGGTGACATACGTGGCGTAACTAGTGAAGGTAAACTTGCTCCCCCATCCCGGACATCGTTGTCTATTAAAGTGTTGGCAACTTATCACCCGGCGACCGTGCTTGCTAAGTGGGCATACAAGCCGGTAGTTACGGCGGATTTAATTAAAGCATTAGATGAATCTTATACTCCTGATGTTCAACATACTGAGAGAGATATTTGGATTCATCCTACGATAGCTGATATTATAGCGTTTGATAAGCTGGTGCAAGCATTACCTTACGGGAGTTTGCTCACCTACGATATTGAAACGGCGCATAACGACATCACTACAATTGGATTTAGTATTAGTGATAAATTATCAATTTCTATTCCCTTCGTTGATCATTCCAAACTTGGGCATTCTTATTGGAATACTCCAATTAGGGAAAAGGCTGTATGGAATTATATTAGATCATGGCTAGGTAATAAAGCGCTTCGCAAGCTCGCCCAAAACGGCACCTATGATATCATGTGGCTGGCACGAATTGGGATACAAGTACGTGGCTCTATTGAAGATACTATGATATTGCATCATGCGATGCAGCCTGAATTGCAAAAAGGATTAGGCTTTTTAGGTTCCCTCTATACTAAAGAACAGGCATGGAAATTATTAGGTAAAAGGAAGTCACAGACTAATAAACAAGATGACTAAAATAATTAATAATACTAAGGGTAGAATTAAACTATTTTCTGAAATGCCATTAACCTCGCAGGTTGATGAAGACACTCACAAGTGTGTGTTCATGTGGCGCAATGTGCTGGATCAAATTATAACAGATATCATACATCCTACACCCTCACGTGAAGCGGTGAGTATACGGAGACAGGCTTTATATTTTATCAATGAGACGGATACCGAGACATCTGAAGATTTCATAGCTATTGCCGACCTTGCTATGTTTGATCCGCCTAAGCTGCGGCTAGCTATTTATAAGTACTTGCGTTGGTACTATAAAACTGACAACCCAATGGAGTTTATACAGGCATGACTAGAACTAAGCGAGACCTTTGGAAAGAATTAAGTCAACCAGTTAAAGATGCAATCAATAGAAATTTCATGAAGGTGTATCATAAAGTGAGCGTTGACATATTTAAACTAAATAAAGGACAGAGTAAGGGCATGAATGATGAAGGAAGTACACCCATACCTAAGACGCAGGCATGGGACATGTGGGAAAGTTCGAAGGCAGGGGACATGTGGGAAGATAACCATAAAGCGGGCATCGTTAAACTAGTAAATAAGTCGGCGCTTGATGTACAGATAGGCGGCAACCACTATAAAGATTTAAAGATACAGCCGACTGAGTACATAACAGCTAATAAACTTAGTTGGTGCGAAGGGAACATAGTCAAGTACATTACACGCCATTCAGCTAAGGGTGGCAAGCAAGATGTACAAAAAGTAATTCACTATGCACAATTACTATTGGATTTAGAATACGATGATTGATCTATTTGTATATGGCAGCCTTAAACAAGGTGGGCGCGCTAACCACATGCTGTATGGTCACTGCTATGTAGGTAAGAAGAGCACGGTCTTCGCCGACTACGAGCTACGGCAAGTGGACTGGTTCCCTGCCATGATAGCTGGTGACTACATAGTAGAGGGTGAGCACTACCAAATTGGTGAGGAGCTCCTACCTATACTGGATGCGTACGAGAGTACCATGTTCAAGCGCGTGGAGATACCCATTGGTCCTTCCAATGACATAGTGTATGCTATCACGTATATGTGGGACGACTACTTGCTCCCCCCTGCTAATGGGATAGTAACTAACCATGATACACAGGAATGGAAGATATGAGCAGGAATATGTTTAAACATTTAGCACCATTTGCAGTATATGATAGTGCAGATAATTATAGGGGAATCCCTAAAGCTATTGAACAAGTTATTAATAAACTTAAAGCTGCAGGTAAAGAGCTTACAACTATTCGTGTGTCTAGACAAGCTGATCATTCATTTAGAATAATTGCATACAATCATGAAAGAGATATAGATGGCGACGATAATAAAATCGAACCAACTAGATAAGTACAGGTTTACGGCTGATGAGCAGAACTGGGTGTACAATGGCATGGATTGTATGGTTACGCACGAAATCTTTGAGCACCTAGAGCCACAGCTTAATGAGAACACAGCGCGCATATATAATTTTGAGAAGGCCATGCTCGGACCAGCGCTTCAGATCATGAGGCGTGGTATACGTATGGATCATATTAAGCGTCTTGAGCTCATTAATACTAAGAGCTATAGGGGGGAGCAAGAGGCACCCGGCATTAAGGAACGTATGGATAACCTTGTAAATCTGATGAACATGTATGCTCAAGCTATATGGGGCAAGGATATTAATATGCGGTCGCCGGTGCAGTTAGTGAAGTTTTTCTACACGGATGAGAAAGGTCTGTTGATCCCACCTATCACAATTTATGATAAGGGCCAGCGTAAGATTAGTACCAAGGCTGCAGCACTTGAGAAGATGATTGAGAACTACATGAGAGGGGAAGCGTGCGCCAGAATAGTGCTGCGTTATCGGGAGCTTAAGAAAAAGCTAGAGGTATTAGAGACTACTCTTTGTCCCGATGGGCGTATGCGCTGCACTATGAATGTGGCGGGGACTGAAACTGGTAGATGGTCTAGCCGAGGCTCACCCTTCTCAACCGGCACCAACATGCAGAACATTACCGAGGAACTGCGCAATATCTTTATACCTGATAAAGGGTACACTATGTTCTATGCAGATTTAGAGCAAGCCGAGAGCCGGGCGGTCGCGTACCTAAGTGGGGATGAAGCATATATTAAGGCGTGCGAGTCGGATGACTTGCATACTACGGTGAGTAAGATGGTGTGGCCTGATCTAGGATGGACTGGCGATCCGGATGAGGACAAGCTGATAGCCAAGCAGCCATACTACCGGCACTTTTCTTATAGGGACTTAGCCAAGCGCGCCGGTCACGGTACGAACTATGTGCTCACGGCGCGCAGCTTAGCTAACCATATGAAGATCGAGCAGAAGTATGGTATTAGATTTCAGCTACTGTACTATGGGGGTATGGAATTGGAGACAAGCCTCATGCGTTGGGGCTTCTCCGATATCCTAGAGAGACATCCTGCCAAGAAGAATCTTAGAGATGGTAAGTTTTATGTGCATGTGCCGGGGGCATTCCCAGGTATTCGCAAGTGGCATGACGATGTGGCGTATGAACTGCAAAGTATGGGCATACTCACGACACCGTTAGGACGGGAGCGCCAATTCTGGGGCCGACTGACTGATGACACTACACTTAGAGAGGCAGTAGCCTATAAACCACAATCATTAGTAGGGGACATATTAAACTACGGACTATATAGAATTTGGAATGAGCTTGAGCCAGAGGTTCAGGTGCTAGGTCAGGTGCACGATGCCGTGATTGGTCAAACAAAAACTATTGACAAACATGAGAAACTTGTGTTAGACTGCCTAACAAATCCAATCGATGTGAACGGGCGTGAGATGATCATACCTGTTGAATTAAAACATAGTACAAAATCATGGAGAGATTGCAAATGAGTAAAGAATATTTAAATAGTTATGGCGCATCCCGATCACTAGTGTACAACATTGAGAAGTACTGGCATGACCAAGGTTACAAGCATGTCCGTGCCGACGTTACAGAATTTTACATGGCAGATAATGAAGAGTTAGCGAAGCGCGTGGGCGCTCGCCCATTGTACGCCGTGCGGAGTAACATTAGATTTGCCGATCCGGTATAGCTAATGAGCCGCCGCAAGTTTTCGAATTGGATCGAAGCTTGTGCCAATGCATCTGATGACTCTATCGCACCGCAGCCATTTCAAATATGGTCTGCAATCTCGGCTATCGCTGGTGCGCTAGGCAGAACAAGCTGGTACAGTGCCGGTCAATTTAAAATCACACCCAATTTATATATTGTGTTGATTGCTGATCGTGGTCGCGGTAAGTCCGTGGCCTTGCACCTGCCATTCGATGACGTGTTCTGTAAGCTAACTCTTCCTATCACTAATAATGAGGATGACTTAGCCAGTGCCCAATCATCATTCGAGCGTTACTTTACTGAGCCGACCGACTCGCCCTTACGTATAGAGCGTGATCGCATTACACCTGAGAAGCTAGTGGTAGATATGCGTAAGATTACACGTCAAGACTTTGATCTTGGTACGGCGGTCGAGCCTTACTTCGATGCCTCTGTTACGGTGGTGACATCTGAGTTTGGAACATTCATGCAACGGAACTTCGGTGACT